ATATTATTGATGGTTGGGCAATAAATAGAGGGTCTAAATGGAGAAAAAAACATACAAAAGTAATTAATAAATTATTTGAAATATCAAAAAAAACAAACGTCATTTGGGTTAGAGGTAATCATGACGAATTTTTAGATGAATTTATCGATTTTAATATAGGTAATATTAAAATCGTAAGAAATTTTGTATTGAATATACAACATTGGGTCAAAGAAGATGTTTTTGAAAATAGAAGATACTATGTTTTTCATGGTGATGATATTGATGTTTTCATGTTGAAATATAAATGGTTATCAAAAATAGGTAGTATTGGATATGATATTGCTCTTTGGTTAAACACATATTATAATAAATGGAGAAAATATCGTGGATTAAAATATAAATCAATATCAAAACCACTAAAGCAAAATGTAAAATCTGCAATTAATTATGTAAATGATTTTGAAGTCACAGCAACAAAAATCGCAAAATATAATGAATGTGTTGGAGTCATATGTGGTCATATACACCAAGATAAAAACATATTTATAGATAATATACATTATTTGAATTCAGGAGATTGGGTAGAGTCAATGACTGCAATAATCATTCATCAAGATGGAAAAATTGAATTATTAACATATAAATTAAAAATTGAACATGAGTAGAACTTTTGAAAAAGGAATACATTATTATTTGGTTGATACAAGAGTTGTATTTACTGAAATATATCATTTAGAAAGAGGGTATTGTTGTGGTTCCGTAAAAGATGGTTGCAGACATTGTCCATACGAACCAAAAGGACAAAGGGGTAATACCAAAGTAAAAGAAAAAGATAAAAACTCGGACGAATAGTCCGAGTTTTTATTTATAACCATTTTATCAATCATTATATTTATTTCATATGGCTACGTATGGTATAGATTTTCCATTCAGGGATAGTAACAAAGGAACTTTTTTGAGGATGACTAGTACACCAGAGAAAGAGGTTAGAGCAAATCTAATTCATTTATTATTGACAAGAAAAGGTACTAGATATTTTTTACCAGAATTCGGTACAAGAATATATGAATATATATTTGACCAAAATGATATAGTATCATGGAATTTGATTGAAGAAGAAATAAGAGAAGCTATAAAAAAGTTTATTCCAAACTTAGACATTAATTCAATTACTGTAATCAATGCAGAAAATGATGATTCAGAATCTACAAGTGTTTCAGAACAGGAGGATGATAGATTATTTAGAGTTTCGGATTTATCAACTAAACCATATACAGCAAAAGTAAAAATTGATTACACCGTAAATAACGGTGCATTTTCATCATCTGATTTTATAATTATAAACATTTAAAATGGCAAAAAAAATATCCTACTCAGTTAGAGATTTCGCGAGTTTAAGACAGGAACTTGTAAACTTAACAAAATTATATTATCCAGATTTAGTTAAAAACACTAATGATGCGTCAATATTTTCAGTATTATTAGATTTAAATGCTGCGGTTGCAGATAATTTACATTTTCATATAGATAGAGTTTGGCAAGAGACAATGTTAGATTTTGCACAACAACGTCAATCTTTATATCATATAGCAAAAACTTATGGATTAAGAATACCAGGGAATCGTCCGTCTGTTGCATTATGTGATTTTTCAATCAATGTACCTGTACGTGGTGATAAAGAAGATGAAAGGTATTTGGGATTATTAAAAAGTGGTGCACAAGTGTCAGGTGGAGGTCAAATATTTGAAACAACTGAAGATATTGATTTTTCAAATCCATTCAATAATAGGGGGGAACCTAACAGACTCAAAATACCAAATTTTGATGGTAATAATAAATTGATATCATATACGATTACGAAAAGAGAAGCTGTAGTTAATGGTGTGACAAGAATTTATAGAAAAGTAATCACTGAAATTGACCAAAAACCATTTTTAAAAATTTATTTACCTGAACAAAATGTGTTGGGTATTGTCTCTGTTATTCATAAAGAAGGCACATCATTTGGTGCAAATCCAACATCATCAGAATTTGATTCTAATGTAAATAAATGGTATGAAGTTAAATCATTAATTGAAGATAAAGTATTCATACCAGACCCCACATCTGTTTCTGATAGAAATAATTTTGTTGCAGGTAATTATGTGAATGTAACAGACAAATTCATAACTGAATATACTCCTGAGGGTTATTTTTTAATGACATTCGGTTCAGGTAATGTTGACCCGATGGACAATTTAGATGATTATATAACAAACAATTTAAAAGTAAATTTGGGTTCATTTTTGAATAATATGTCTTTAGGTATGATACCAAAACCAAACACAACTTTATTTATAAAATATCGAATCGGTGGAGGTAGAGATTCAAATTTAGGAGTAAACGTAATTCAAAGTATTGATAATCTTGAATTCAATGTATTAGGCCCAAATACCGCAATTAACTCTCAAGTTATACAATCATTAAGAACAACTAATGTGACACCAGCAATAGGAGGTGCAGACCAACCGACAATAGAGGAATTAAGAAACATGGTCGCATATAATTTTGCTGCACAGAATAGAGCAGTTACATTAAATGATTATAAATCATTGATTGAAAATATGCCGTCCACATATGGCGCGCCAGCAAAAGTAAATGTTATGGAAATTGATAACAAAATAGTAATCAAAGTATTATCATATGATGAAAGAGGAAATTTGACAGACATTGTTTCAAGTACATTAAAAAATAATATCATAAATTATCTATCTGAATATCGTATGATTAACGATTACATAGATTTGGATAATGGAGAGGTGATTGATTTAAAATTAGAATTAGATTTAGTCATAGATAAAAATGTTTCTCAAACAGATATTTTAAAAACAGTGATAACTGACACAACAGATTATTTTAGTATTGATAAAAGAAAAATGGGAGACCCATTATTTGTTGGAGATTTAATAAGGTTAATTGGTAATATATCAGGAGTAATCAATGTTGTTGAAGTTAGAGTATATAATTTGACAGGTGGGGAATATTCAACTTCTGAAGTTGCACAATCATATAAAGATGTACTTACAAAAGAAATACAACAATCTGATTTAACCATATATATGAAGTCTAATCAAATTTATCAGATAAGATTTCCAAATAAGGATATTAAAATAAGGGTAAAAACATTAGGTACGACTACATTTTGATTTAATTTTTATTTATAATAATAGAAAATAACATTTTTTCTATTTATTATTATAATGGTACAAAAGCATAGAATATTCACTGATATTGGAATTGACCAAAAAATTGTAGTTGAACTAAAACAGGACTATGATTTGTTGGAAGTTCTCTCATTAAAATTCACTCAAAAAGATGTATATACATCCTTGTGTTCTGATTACGGTGTCGTTGTAGGAAGAATCTCCGCAAATAATGGTTTAGGAATACCAAACGCGAAAGTTTCAATATTCGTTGAATTATCTGATGATGACGTTAATGACCCAGTAATTTCCAAATTATATCCATATATAGAAGTTAGAGATAGAAATGAAGATGGTTACAGATACAATTTATTACCAAACAAAAAACAACATGGTGGACATGTACCTACAGGTACTTTTCCGAGTCAATCCGACATATTAAACAGGGAAGAAGTATTAGAAGTATATGAAAAATATTACAACTATACTGTAAAAACAAATGATGCTGGTGATTTTATGATTTGGGGAGTACCCGTAGGAAGTCAAAGATTACACGTCGATATTGATTTATCTGATATTGGTTGTTTTTCTTTGAGACCTTATGATTTTATAAAAAAAGGAATAGGTGAATCAAATTTTGAAAGATTTTATAATTTTAAATCAAGTATAGACATTGATGGATTACCACAAATTGTAAGTTTTGATAAAACTATAGAGGTATATCCATTTTGGGGGAATCAAGAATTGTGTGAAATTGGCATAACAAGAAGTGATTTTGATTTATCTGATAGGGGTATATCAATAGACCCAATTACATTAATACTTTTCTCTTCATTTACAGACGATAATAGTGACGCAATAAAACGAAATGGTAGAATAAGAGTAAAATCAGGTTATAAATGTAATCTACAAACGAATTCAGGAACAATAGAATGTGTAAGATATAGTGGTAATAAAGTTATTGGTTCTGATAATGTATCACTATATCCTGAATTAGAATATTTTAATATTACTGAAGTCATAGATGAAG